CTATTTGGCATCTGGATCACCTGCCTCATACTCTCTGTACATCTCAATCCAGTCATCCAGGTACATGCTTACGAGCCAGTCACAGTTGTTTTTACGATGCATCACTGCTGGCAGCTCTCCCGCCCGCGCATCCCGTCTTGACTGCTCTGCAGCCCCATACAGATCCAGGCGCTCGACCCTTTTGCACTCTATATGTACTCCTGGGAGACCGACTACATCAGCGTCACCGTTTGCCCCGCAAAACTGTTGTCCTCTGCGGCAGTCATAACCATGCCCCCGGAGTACCCCTGCAAGCTCACGCTCCCCTCTGGCTCCCTTGTCTCTGCTGTTCATAGGCCGCCTCCTTCCTCCAGTTGTCAAATGCTGTCCTCATGTTGTATATCTTGGACCAGAGCTTATCCGCCCTGGAATCATCTTTGCTCACATACTCCTTAAACTCCAGCTCGTCCACCGGGTCCCCCGGTATGGGCCTGTAATAGCCGTTTCCGACATTGATTATGCAATCCCCGTTGTGGTTTGCCTCCTCTACCAAAAGTCTTAGCTGACGGTCAATAGATTCGTTTCCCGGCAGGCTCAGGTCAGGTCTGCTCACTGTGTTTTTATGACCGGAGGTGATCCGGTTAAAATATCCCCGTGCGATCTCACGGGCATCTGTCTGCTTACTCATTCGCCCTCCCTTCTCCACCGGATGCTGCCGGGGGAATCATGGCTTACAATAGTATGTGTGATATATTATGTATCCGCTTTGTGGTATTTCAGCACTTCGCGGGTCCATCCTTCATAATGCTGCCTCATGTAATGCTCTATGATATCAAGCATCTCATGCCTTAATCCCTGGTTCCCATTGTCAAGTAGGCTGTGATGGTATCTGCATCCAGTCACTCCGTTCTGCTCTACACCAAGTCCACCCTGGGACTTATTAACAATATGCATGGGGTCCAGGATGCGTAGGCCAAACTCTTCTCCCGGTGGCATGTGGTATCCCATCTGGCAGAATATACAGCCGTTATCACGCTCCAACATCCTGCGTTTGGTCTTACCATCAAACTGCAGCGCTTTAGTTCTTTTTTGCATTCCATGCCTCCTTCATCCTTTTGAGGTCATCCGGTGTCATGGTCTCAATCCCCTGCTCCTTGGCTTCGCTCACTACTCCATCAATCAATACCGACATTTCCTTTGTATCATAGAGATGGGAGCCTTTAATGAGGGCGTAGTGGGTAAATTCCTTTCCGTCCACGTATCCCTTGCCTATTGGCTTTGCGTGCAGATCATAGCGCTTACTGATATCTATATCAGACCGCAGGGAAAAGATGATCGAGTTACCGTCCTCATCCCGGTCTATCTGACCATACCGAGAGAGTAAGATATTATGCATTTCCTCTTTGCTTGTCCTCAGTTTTTCGGACAGTTTTGATACCAGTACCCAGTAATAAGCATTTGCATCCAGAGACCGCTTTTTTCTAATCTTCTTTATCAGGATGCCAAGCATATCCACAGCCTTCAATTCTTCATATCCGCCTCGGATATCTTCGTTTATCTGTAATGTCAGCGTCCACTTACCTGTTAAATAGTCCCTCGCAATCCCTGTTATCCTGCCAGTACAATCCATTTACTTCGCCCTCTCAACCGCTATGGTCTTGTCAAGTTTTCTGAGGATTCTTACATATTCATCTACGAGCATTTCTTTAAGTTCATTTCCACGGATGACATTTACAACTTCTTCTGCCAGGACATCAGCTTCATTTATTTTATCCATGAGCACTTTGTACATTACATCATCAATAAGCGCCTCACCGTATTGTTTGAATACGATTGTTAACTCCTGATTTGCAATCTCCAGTTCGTTAATCTCTTTGTAGGCATTGTATGTAATTTTATTGACATGGAATTTGTCATAGGTGTTGTATTTTCCAGTACCATTTCCGCTCTTGTCTTTCCGTTCAACAATATTGCACTGTGATGCGGGTATATAGATCCTGGGGGCTGAATATAATTCTCTGGCAATTCCATGTTTGACACAGGCCCGCTTGAACGCATCTGACGCGCGCCCTTTTTCTTTCTCCGTAAAGGATTCTGTGCCAACGTCTTCTTTATATATCCATTGGCCTGAAGCACTATCCCAGGCGGATATACGGCAGAATAACTGTCCACCAATTTCTCTATATTCATCTTTCCAACCTAACGTACCGTACTTTTCGTCAAGCTTTTCTTGACCGGCTCTGCTGGTAATATGTAAAAGGAGTGTAACGCCCTTAGCATCTACCTGCTGTACCCTGCAGCTAATCTCTCTTGCCTCTAAAAGTCCGTTCATTCCGCGTCTCCTTTCTCTTTCCAATTGTCTGAATAGAACCAGGCAACCAGCATCTCTTTAAACTCTTGCCTATCATTTTCTGTCCCAGATAAACAGCGTTCAAGTGCATAGTCATAAGCGTCTTCGTCACTTACCACTGTGCCCTGCTCTGGGCCAAATCCCTCATAATACATTATCTTCTGACCCCCTCTATTCTCTCATTGCCATTCATGATAGTTAATTCTGCCCCATCTGAGAGGGCAATGCAGTAATCCTGACACGCTGTTATTGTTATATATGGTATGGAGTTTTCTGCTACATCCTGCATCATCTCATGGATAACCGGTCTGTATTTTTGTAAAATATCTTTCCCATCCATTGACATTTCCTCCTGGCATCCTCTATAATGAGGATGATTAGTTTTCTTTAGTCCCTGATTGCTTCCCGGCGCCAGGGGCTTTTTTATGTTCCTTGATCCAGTCCTCAACAACATATAAGCAGAGAACCGTCACTGCGTACAGCAGCACTGCGTATGGCTCCACTCCGTATATGGCTAATACGGTTAGAGCGGCTATGGTTGCGTTTTTCAACATGCATCACCTCCTCAATTCAATATCTTCTGCCGTCGCTCCTCTGGTACATGAGCGCTGTCCAATATACTCCATAGTTCGTCCAGCGTCATGCTGCCCGGGGCCTCCAGGCGCTTAAATAACGTCCTGGTGGGGATGTTTGCTTTCTCAGCCAATTCCTTCTTGGTGGCATTCTCTTCGAATATGTAAGCTTTTATCGCTGATCTGAAAGCATCTTCCCGGCGGTGTCTAGTTGTCAGGAATACTTTTGGCATATTTATCACCTCCTCATCCGGCTTTCTTATCTCTGTCAGCAAGAAACTTGTTGATGAAATATTGTTGACCTTTTCCAGTCACTTTCGTAGTTTTATTAATCGTGGTGTGACCATCTGAATGAGTAACTGCCGTTTCTTTAACCTCGAACAATCCCATTTCCATACTTCTCTGTGTGGGAGCGTTATAATCGGTGCCCTTACGCTTGATTAAGTAACCATTATCTCTGAGATATGTAAAAAGGCGTTTTTCCCCGGTTTCATATCCATTCTGCTTCAGTAGCTTTGCCAGCTCTCCAATCAGGATTGACTGTTTTGAAGTCGCTACTGCGTCAGCAAATATTTCTTTTGGCTTCATCCGGGCGTTATCTGCCTGCAGTGCTCTGTTCTTTTCGCGCTCTTCCTTCAGTGCAGTAAAAGCCTTGATTGCCATATCTGGGTTATCAAGCAATTCATCAACTGCATAAGCACCGTGTTTTCTTATTGCAGGAAGAACTTCTGATGTTACCCAGTGTTTAAATCGCTTCGCTGATTCAAGCTTACTTCCGAAGATAAGTGCGTAAAGACCAGATTCATTAATAAGGGTAGCCCCTCTTTGACCAAAACTCGACGACGATTTGTCGTTGAGTTTTTTATCTTCCTCCTCAACGTGCATTGTAACAGCCTTATTCGTATCCGAATATCCAAGCGCCTCTGCCACGTCTTTTCCCACGAACCACGGTTCGTTATCTATAGTTACCGTTCGTACCTGCCCGAACTCGGCATCTTTAAAAGTTTTTAATTCGTTCATTTGTCCTCCTTACTGGATTGCGCTACGCAATTTTACTCCCAAAAAAAAATTCAAAGTATTCTTTTTCAGTTAAATTCAAAAGTTTAGCTAAAGCGTTAGCTTCGTCTAAAGATATTGGACGAATACCATTAAGTTTTTGGCTCACTGTAGGCAAAGCACAATCCCATACTTCTTTACATGCAACATCTTTCTGAGTGAGCCTCATTTCTGCCATACGTCCCCGAATTTTGTTTGAATCCATCAACATATATCACCTCCAAATCTGCACTACGCAATTTATATTGCATATAATAGCACTGCGCAATTTTGTTGTCAATAGCGTTGCGCAATATTTTTAAAATAATTTCTTTTTTATTATTGCGCTGTGCAAACTTTAATGATATAATACTAATATCTAAATTAGAAAAGAGGCGGCGCTATGACAAACAAGGAAATCGGAGAAAGAATATCTATAGCAAGAATAAAAGCGGAGCTAAACAAAAAAGAATTAGCACGAAAAATCGGTGTCGCTGATTCTACTATTAAACGATATGAAGACGGAGTAATTTCCAAAATCAAAATGCCTATAATTGAATCTATAGCTTATGCTACTGCTGTAAATCCTATGTGGATTATAGGAAAGACAGATGATATGGAATGGCCAGAGCTACTAAAAAAACAAAAAGAATCTCGTAAGCAGTACGCAGAAAAATGGAATATCCAGTTTTTTGAAAAGAAAATGCTCGAATCTTTCTCTCGCTTAACCGATGAAAATAAAAAGAAGAGTATTTCTTACACAGAAAACCTTTTGCAGAATCAACTCTTAGAGGGAGAGCTTACCGTAAAAGCAGCCCATAATGATAATGCGGATGATTTAGAAGAACAACGCCTTATGGCTGAAGATTTAAAAGATATGGAGGATAACTGGTAATATAAAAGGGACTGATACACATGACAAAATACGAAAAAACATTAGATGAAGCAAATGAATTAGGGCTATCAGTCAAAGAAAAAGAGTTAAAGTCAAATGCAGATGCATTAATCTGCGGTAATAAGATAGCCTTAAATAAGAAAAAGTCTCTTACTACAAGTGAAAAAAACTGGTATTTAACAGAAGAAATAGGGCATCACAAAACAGGGGTAGGAAATATTATTTCACAAAAAACAACGGAAAATCGTAAACTGGAAAGACGTGGAAGACTATATTCTTATAATAAATGTATAGGCTTAACGGGTATCATTAATGCTGCCAAAAATCACTGTGTTGGAAGTTACGATATTGCAGAGTTTTTAGAAGTTCCAGAGGCAAGGCTATTAGAAGCGGTTGAAGAATACAAGCAAATATATGGCAAAGGTAAAATGGTCGATAATTATTTTGTTCAATTTGAGCCATTTCTAGCCGTATATGAATATCAAATAATATAA